CTGCAGCAGCTTGCCGGCCTGTTCGTCATCGTCGGACTTGTCATAAACGCTTCCCTGGTGATCGCGATCGTCGTCGGGGACCACGACCGCGGTCAGGTTCTTTTTCACCAGGCCGTCCATGAAGTCTGCGTCCTTCGCCTGGCTTTCCGTCACCAGGGTTTCGATCGCCGTCGGCTTGAAGGCGAACACGATCGCGGCGCCTTTCGTGCCATCGTCGCGGGTGTAGCCTTTCGGGTGTGCGATCAGGACCCACGTTTCGCCCAGCTTGAAGTCGCGCGGCACCGCGCGGATGCGCCGGCTGATGCCCAGGTTCGCGGCTTCCAGTTGGAAGTGTTCGGGAGTCGGATAGAACTGTTCGCCGATCCAGATTAGGCCGGCGCGTTCCTGCGCCACCAGGCGACCGAACGGGCAGGTCATGCACGGTTCGGAGCCGATCGGCACCTGGGCAGCGATCGCGCAGTCCTGGCCGGCCAGCAGCTTCGACGGATTGATCCAGGTCCAGCCGCGCGCCTGTTTGATGCCGCCGCTGCAGCACGGGCAGACTTCGCAGGGAATCGGGAAGCGACCGCAGCCGACGCCGGCGCCCTTCGCCACTAGGTACAGGCCGCCGACTTTGCGAAAGCCGCAGCCGCGTTTAGCTTCAACGCTCATAGGGAGTTCCTTTCGTTTTGTTGTCCATGGTGTTTTCCCTTCCGTGGTTTCTGATTGCACTTCGCGGCGGCGCGGTGCGACGGATGCAGATGGCCGGCGCTGCACATGTAGCGCACGGGATTCGGGACTGGTCGACCGTCGTCACGTCGCGGCATTTGGACGCGTTCGATCATGCTGCCGCCTTTTCGACGATGACCGGAATCCCGACCAGGTCCTTCAGACTTTTGCGGGACATATGCATCGTGTAGCCGGTCTTTTCTTCCAGGGCGACAAACTTCGCGTAGATGTCCGGGCGGTGTTTCGCAGCGTTCTGCAGGTCCGCCTTCGAACCCATGATGCAAAAGAGGCAGGACAGGCGCTCGTTACCGGCGGCGTAGGCCCAGTGCGGAGCCTGGCCGGCGGCGGCAATCGTGGCGAACACGTCGGCGGTCGACAGCTTGAAAATCGGGCACCAGGACATCCAGGTCCGACCGGCGACCGACTGTTTCGCGTTCACCTGCAGCGGCGATTGCTTGCTACGCGCGACGCTTTCGGCGGCGCGGATGCCGGCGCAACTGACGATTTTCGTGACGCCGCGCGCCTTCGCGTACTGGCGGATTTCGCGTTCGATCGGACCACGCTTCAGGTCGCTGGTGCATTGGCGGGTGGCGGCGCTGGGGAAGCTGGGCACATCGGGGCGGTCGGCGAAACGGCGTTCGACCATTTCCACGAACGTCTTAGTCGCCTTCGCGACGATGAAGGGGAGGCCGGCATCGCGTGCCTGTTTCTCTGCGACTTCCAGGGCGCCTTCCCATTCGATTTCGCCCAGGCTGGCGTGGATGACCAGCAACTGGCTGGGCGGCACGATTTCCAGCAGCTTGATAAGCATTGCCTGGGAGTCCTTCCCGCCGCTGTGGTTCGCGACGAACAGGGCGCCTTCGGCGATCAGGCTGCGAATCTGGTCAGGTGTTTCGATGTCCATGGCTGACATTGTCGGGCATGTTTCCGTCCGTGTCAACACCTGGCGGGGAGGGTCAATTATTGTTAAGTCCGGGCACCAGGCCGTCCCGCCGGCGAACCTTGACGATGTCGCGCCCGACCTTGTCGGACGGGACGTCGAACAGGTCAGCCACCAGGACCGCGCTGACCAGTTCGCTGACGATCGCCGGATCATCGGCGTGGTCGTCCGCGCCCGAATCATTGTGCGCGATCCAGTAGATGGCTTCGGTGTAGCTGGCGCGTTTCATGACTTCGCCTTGCGCGCCAGGTCGATCGCGTCCTGGAAGTTGTCGGCTTCGGCGGTGACGTGGAAGAATTCCAGACCCGCGATGCCGGTCAGGTAGCCGACCGTGACGCGCCTGGCGCGGCTGCGACCGTAGGCGGCGTCCTTCGCCTTTTCCGCGTCGTGCAGTTGCGCCTTCAGCGCGACATAGGTCGGGTCCTTCAGCAGTTCGATGCGCATGGCTTCGACCCGTTCGCGCAGCGTATCGCGCGCCAGGCGCGCAGCCGTGGCAGCCCATTGCGCGGCCTGCAGTTCGTCGCCCTTCAGCGCCTTGTCATTGTATTGATAGGCGGCCTTTTTGCCGTACAGCTTGCGCAGCGCGGCCATGGCTTCGGTTTTGTTCATGGGTTCACCTTCAGCGCTCGTTTCAAGTGGTTCGCATAGACGCCGGTCGCCTTCCAGTACAGCGCCATCGGCGCCTTGTGCGTGCGCCAGGACTTGTCAGCGCGGGCGCGGCAGTCGGTGACCAGGTCGCCCAGGATCGCGGCGATCGCGTCGCGGGATTCGACCGGGAGCGCGGCCAGGCGCGCGAAGGCGGGCAGCGCCAGGACTGGATTGCGGACTTCGCGGCGGACACTGCGGGCGTTCATTCGGTCACCTGTTCGTTCCTGGCGAACAGCGCGTCAATGGCTTTGGCGCGCGCGCAGTATTTGCAGCAGGTGCGACCGACATAAATCTGCTGCGCGTCGCGCAGTTCGATCGTGTAGCCGATCCAGCGATCGCCCAGGACCGCGGCGCCGGCGTAGTCGCGGCGGGTCGCGCGGTCGGCGGTGGACAGCGTCGCGGACAGCCAGGTGCGGCAAGTGTTCATAGTTAGCGTCCTGTAGTGGTGGCGTCGATGCGCACGCCGTCGCGCGCAAACTGGCGGGCCTGTTCTTCGGTGATGACCGTAGTGCTGACGTCATACATATCGTCCGCCTTTTGGGCTTCGTAAGAGCCGCGGCACAGGCAGCGATCGCCATGATATTCGCGCAGCATGAAATCACCCTTCGTGCCGATTTTCCGAATGAACGGATCGACCGGAACGACGCCCATGCCATGGCAGCTAAAACAGGTCCCAGGGGCGCCGCAGTAGACGACCGGAGAACTGACGAATCCCGTTCCTTTGCAGCGGCGGCACGTTTTGGTTGCGTAAGTCATGGCGCGATTGTGGGGCCTGTTTACGCTGTTGTCAACACTATCGCCAAAGTTGACAACAGGCACGACCTGTGCCTAAAGTCCCGGCCTATGACCGCTCTGCAAAAAGCCGCAAAGGACGTTATTGTTAAACACGGGAGCGTGCGCAAGGCCGCCGCCGCGGTCGACCTGGACTATTCGCTGCTGCATCGGATCAGCACGGGCGTTCGGAAAACCGTCAGTCCCGACACCGCCGCGAAGCTGGGCCTGGCGTTCCGTCCGGTATGGGTGAAGCTGTGAAGCGCATCCCGTCGGTCTTTTACGGCCAGGCGGATGATTTCCAGTATCGCGTCCTGGGCAACGGTCCGCACCGCTGCATTCGCGAGCGCGACTATCGCAAGCTGCGCGCGATCGCATCCGCCGCCCAGGCGATCGCCGACCTGGACCCAAAGGACTTCACGTCTGGCGCCAGCGTCGTGATCGCGCTGCGCCCATACGAAAGGCTGCGACGCGCGGTCGCTGACTTCAATCGGAAGCCGCGCCGGCGATGACTACGGTCGACACAGCGCAATGGTTCCGATCGCTTGGATCATGCGCGCATCCAGGTTGCTTCAGGCAGGCGAGCGGCATCGTGATGTCGAATACAAACTGCGCGCTGGGAAATTATTGCAGGCGGCACGGGCTGGCGCGCGTGGCGTCCGCGAAGCGTGCCAGGGCGCGGCGGCCTTTGGAACTGCTGAAGTCATGACGTTCGGTTCGAAAGTTGTGCTGCGAAAGGATGCCATCGGCGTCGTGCGCAATGTCTCGCTGGATGACATCGACATTCCGAACGTGGCGAAGGTGGAAGTCATCGCCGAACCTGGCGAAAGGCTGCGGATCGTGCTGACGATTCACGTCAGCGAAGTGCAGACGGACCTGCGGGGCTGAAACCATGACGCCAGATGACCTGCTGTTAATGGCCAGCGCCTGCGACGGTCGGAAAATTACAGCCGACTATAAAACCGGCGCCCTGCTGCGCGCGCTGCGCGAAGTCTGGAACGCCGCCCTGGAATTGCAGGCGACGAAACGGATGAAGGACGAAATGGCCGGACAGCGTTATCCACACGCGCCGCCGCCCCCTGGAAAATTGGCCGAATATCGCTGTCGCCGGAAGGAAGCCTGGCTGCGAAATGACATCGCCCTGGCGCGGCTGCAGGAACTGAGTTCGCAGCCATGACGCCGGCGGATGTCCAGCGAACGGCGGACGGGCTGGAAGCCTTTGCACTGAAGTGCGCCGGCCAGCCGCAGGCCCTGGCGTCCGTGGCGCGCGATGTGGCCATGCTGCGCGCCCTGGGCAATATCGCCGCCCATGCGCAAGGCGTGCTACTGATCGCGGATCGCGACCAGGATTCCTTCAACGCGCTGCGCAGTGCGCTGGAACATTTCGAGAGTCTGAGGCCATGACGCTTGACGAAGTTCGCAGGCTTGCCAATCGCGTCCAGGTGGACGCTATGCCGCGAACCGCCGAAGTCCTGCGCGTGCTGGCCGACATTGCGGAATTGGCGAAGAAATACCGCCCGCACAATCATTCCGCCACCTTCAGTCCGAATTGCAAACTGTGCCAGGCGCTGTCGGACCTGGAAGCGCTGAAGCCATGAAGGAATTAGCCTTCCAGTGGAAACGTCTGCGCGTGTGCTGGCTGTGCTGGCGGATTCTGCGACATTGGCCATGGTCCGACATCAGCGACGCCGAATGGCGCGAACAGTTGGAGTATTCGACCGCGCGCGAAGCCTTCATGGAAGGCTGGGTTTATGACCGATGACTGAAATCTGCAAGTCCTTAATGCCGGTCTATTCGCGCAGTCGGCATTTCCGGCCCTGCACGCGCCAGGCCGATAAGGACGGCTATTGTTTCCAGCATCACCCTGACGAAGTCGCGCGGCGCAAGGCGCTGAAGGACACGCAACTGCTGGCGCTGAAGGTTCAGTTACTGGCCGAATATCGGGGCAGGCATGACAGATAAACTCATAAACTTAGACGGGCTTCGCCAATTCTCAAAACTCAACCGGCAGCGCAGCGACCGCTGGCATCCCGCCGGCTTAAATTCTTGGAGTCTGAGCGACTGGGCCGTGGCGCTGGCCGGCGAAACTGGCGAACTGTGCAATGTGATTAAAAAGCTAAATCGTTCGCGCGATGGGCTGGTAGGCAACAACGCGTCCGACAGCGAATTGCGCGCGCAACTGGCCGACGAAATCGCAGACGTATTCTGTTATCTGGACTTGATTGCGCAGGCCGCCGGCGTGGAACTGGATGAAGCCGTGCGCATCAAGTTCAATAAGGTCAGCGATCGCAATGGATTCCCGGAGCGCATCGGGGAAAGTATCGGGAGTCCCGGCCAATGACCGACCAGCCAGACCTGTTCGCCGAACCCGAACCGACGCCGCGCCCGGCGCCGGCGAACCGCCGCCAGGCATGGGCCGCTGCGGTCGAAGGCATGGAACGCGCGAAGGCGCACGCCGATGCGGAAGTGCCGTCCTGGTCGGCGCGTGCGCGCGGCTTCCTGGAACGCTTCATTCGCGAGGAAGGCAGCGCCCGCTTCATCGCATTCGACGTGCGCACCTGGGCCGAACGCCAGGGACTGCCGCCACCGCCGAAAAACTGCGCGTGGGGCAGTGTATTTCGCCGCGCATCGGTCGATCGGATTGTCGTGAAAGACGGCTTCGAACAATTCGGCGATGGCGCCAGCAACATGCACACCAGACCCGTCCAAGTGTGGCGCACGCCGTGAGTCGCAAGCCACATCCGCATAGTCGAATCGTCCAACTGGAACGGCTGGTCGCCCATTACCGGGAACGCGCGTTCCGTGCCGAAGCCGAACTGGCGCAGACGCGCCAGGCCCTGCAGATATTCGATCCCGGCATGAATTCCGTGGGCGTCGTGCGTCACCGCCTGGGCGCGGCCCTGAAGGCGCGGCTTAACCATGACTGACGACTTACGCCGGAAGCATCCGCTGCGCGTCTGGTGCCGAAGCTGCGGTGCGGAGATTGTCTGGTTCCAGACGCGGTCGGGCAAACGGATGCCGGTCGATGAAATCAGCACGCGTCCGACCGATGCGCAACACCAGCTAGACCTAAACCGGCACGTCAGTCACTTCGCGACCTGCCCGAACGCGAATCAGCATCGCAGGCCGCGCGCGCCATGACGGACGCGATCGTCAACGGCACACCGCCGCGCGACAAAACCGCCGCGGTCGCCCTGGAAGCCTGGAAGCTGCCCGTATTCGAACGGCACCTGAAGGCCGCCGGCTATACGTTCGAAGGACCGTTCCCGTTGAGCGAAGGCACGCTGATCCTGCGCGTCGCCTACGCCTGGGCGCACGACCTGGCGCCAGTGATCCAGGCCGCCTATGCCGAATGCGCCACGATGAAGGCGCACTAAAGGGGATAACGCTATGAGTCGACACGGTTTCAGCGATGAATGCGATGAATGCGACGATTTATGGGCGATGATTCGCTTCTCAGGAGCGCGCGCCAGCGCGATTCGCGGCAAGCGTGGCCAGGCATTCCTGCGGGAACTGCTGGCGGCGATGGATGCACTGCCAGAGCCACGATTGATCGAAGGCGAACTGCAGCATCCGGCGACCGGCGAAGTGTGCGCCCTGGGCGCCGTGGCGCGCGCGCGCGGCCTGGATGTGTCGCAGGTCGACGTGGAGGATTATTCGAAAGTGGCCAAGCTGTTCGGCATCAGCGAAACCCTGGCGCGCGAAATCATGTTTTGGAATGACGAATTCGGTTTAGACCGCGCGCCAAAGGCGGGCGACGCCGAACGCCGGTTCCGCAAAGTGCGCGAAGCCGTGCTGCAGGAAATCCGATCGTCGGGCGCGCTGGTGCCGATCGGGTGAAAACGCTGGATCGGGTGATCCTGTACCTGACGTTTTGGCTGGTCGTCGCGCTGCACTGGCGCCATCACTAATCTGCATTCCTGGAATGCAATTTCGGCATAGCGCCGCTGCACATTGTCACGCCGTGACGCGCCGTGATACGTTCCGCGTCGGGGCGAAAACTCAACCAGGTAGGGGACCGCGATGCCATACGTGAAGCTGGACTGTGGGATTTTGGATTCGACGGTTTGGCTGAACACGGACGCGCGATCGCTGTTCCTGACAGCGCTGCTAATGGCCACGCCCAGGGAGTTCGACGAACCCGTCGAAACCTTCGAAATCGACAGGAACGAACCGACCGGCTGGCAGGCGCCGGCTGGCTGGTACGGGTTCATCGAAGCCGCCGGCCCTGGGATCATCCGCCGCGCCATGCTGGGCATCGAACCAGGTATGCGCGCCCTGCGCGGCCTGTGCGATCCTGATCCCGAAAGCCGCAGTCCGGCGAACGAAGGCCGTCGCCTGGCCAGGGTCAAAGGCGGCTACATAGTGCTGAATTTCATGGAATATCGGGACCGGGATTACACCATGGCCGAACGCGCCAGGCGCTACCGGCAGCGGAAAATGGGAAAGGACAGCGTCACGGACGTCACGCGTGATTCCGTGACGTCACGCCGTAACGTCACACAGTCAGAGTCAGAGTCAGAGTCATTAAGAATTATGAAGCCTGTGGATAACGTGAATAACGGGGATAACTCTACCGCGGCGCAGCGAAACGACGTGCGCCATAAGGCGCTCGTTTCGCCTACAGGTCCACCGAACGGGAAGGAAGCCGAAGCGAACAAAGCCTGGGCATTGCTCTGTGCCAGTGACGGCAAAATCAAACCCGCAGCGGTCCAGGCGGCGATTGAAGCCATACCTGGCGGCTGGTCAGCCATCCAGAAGCGAACGCCGGAAACCGAACCCGTCCTGCGCGCACAATTCGTCGCCGCCCTAAGCCGTGCCACGGCGCACTAGCGTCGGCTTCAGGGACCACGCCGAACCGCCGATCGTCACTGCACTGGAACGGTGCGGCTGGCAGGTCACGCGCATCAGCGTGGAGGATTGGCCAGACCTGCACTGTGGCAAGCCAGGTCGAAGCATCTGGCTGGAAGTGAAAACCGGAAAGCGCCAGCAGTCCCAGGATCAGCGCGATCAGTCCGATCGAATGCGAACCTACGGCATGGACGTGCGCGTGGTCCGATCCGTCGACCAGGCATTGTTCGAACTGGAAGGCGTCACGCAATAGTCACCTTGTCACGCCGTGACGGTCGACTATTCGAATTCGTTTTGTTGTATAACGCCATCCCGTGGCTGACAGACTATCGGGTGGCGGGCAGCGGACACGGGTCGCGAATATCAGTCGTCGCGTCGGCAACATGCCGCGCGTGCTGCCTACGCCACAATCCGAGCCAACCTTCCAGCGCACGACAGGCCGAAAGTGGATGGCCATCCGTCGTCGCCAGCTAGAACGTGAACCACTGTGCCGCGCCTGCACTGCGCGCCGTCGTGTCACTGCAGCGGACGAAGTCGATCACATTGTGCCGCTGTTCCGTGGCGGCACCGACCACGAATCGAACCTTCAGTCCCTCTGCATCCCCTGCCACCAGGCGAAGTCAGAGGCCGACCAGCGTGGTCGGTTCCTGCTGGCCTAGCCATGCGCCTGCCTTCAAACCAATCGTGGCGCAGCGCGCGCTGTGGCGCGGCCAGGGGGGATAGGCTGCCGGCACGGGGGGGTCGCGAAGTCTCAGAACAGCGATCGCGGAAATGCCCGTTCCCACCTTTTCGCGTCTTTTTTTCCGTCCTGGCGGGCTGGGCGGCCTAGGTTATGGCCGGCAAGTCCAAGTTATCCACCGAAGCGCAGGTCGTCGCGTACATGCTGGGCGTCATGAACAGCGGTCGGGCGCCGGCGCCGCGGCGGGATCAGATGGCCCTGGCACTGTTGCGCCACGTGGAACATCGCGGTGCGGGCCTGCGTCAGACCGTCACGCGTGACGTCACGACGAAGCCGGCGAAGGTCGATGCGCCCGGCAAAAAGGCCCAGGCCCAGGCTGACGGACTGCACGAAGCCAGGACCGGGAAATGGGCCGCCCTGGTCAAGCCGATCGGGTCGGCGAATCGGGACGCGGCATGAGGGGCGCCCGGAAGCCAAAGGCGGCGCCCAGCTTCGTCGCGACGCCGGACCTGTCGTGCGTGGACTGGGAACAGCGCATCCGCAACGGCGACTCACTGATGCCCAAGGGCCTGCGGCTGGACCTGGCGCGTGCGCAGCGTGCGCGGTCCATTTTCGACCTGCTAAGGCTGCCTGACGTCAGCGGTCAGCCGACGTTCGGGGAGGCCGGCGGGGACTGGTTTAAGGACCTGGTGGCCGCGGTGTTCGGGAGCTGGGACGGCACGCACCGATCGGTGAATGAATTTTTCTGCCTGGTGCCGAAGAAAAATTCTAAGACCACGAACAGCGCCGGCATCATGGTCACGGCGATGATCGTCAGCGATCGCCCGAACGCGGAATTCATCCTGGTGGCGCCGACGCAGCAGGTCGCGGAAGTGGCGTTCAGCCAGGCGCTGGGCATGGTCGAATGCGACGATGCGCTGCGCAAGATGTGTCACATCAAGGATTATAAAAAGACGATTACGTTTCGACCGAACGGGTCCAGCTTGAAAATCAAGTCATTCGATCCGTCGGTCCTAACTGGAACGAAGCCGGCGGGCGTGCTGTTGGATGAACTGCACGTCATTGCCGAACACGCGAATGCCGACCGGGTCCTGGGACAATTGCGCGGCGGTCTAATCAGTTCGCCAGAAGCGTTCATGATTACCATCACAACACAGTCCGAAAGGGTCCCGGTCGGCGTCTTTAGGCAAGAGCTTCTAAAGGCGCGCAAGGTCCGCGACGGTGCGGCTCGTTTGAAACTGCTGCCGCTGCTGTATGAATTTCCGCCGGCAATGGTCAAATCGGGCGCCTGGCGCGAACCGAAAAACTGGGGCATGGTCAATCCGAACCGCGGGCGGTCGATCACGGTCACGCGCCTGGAAGAAGATTTCGCGAGCGCCGTTTCATCGGGTGAGGAAGAAGTCAGGCGCTGGGCATCGCAGCACCTAAACATCGAAATCGGCCTGGCGCTGCACAGCGATCACTGGGTCGGCGCGAAATACTGGCGCAAGAGCGCCGGCACGCATGACCTGGCCACGTTGATCGAACAAGCCGACGTGTTGGTCGTCGGGATCGACGGCGGTGGATTGGACGATATGCTGGCTTTGACGGTGTGTGGGCGCACGGGCGATAGCAAGTGGCTGACCTGGTCGAAAGCCTGGTTCCACGAAATCGCCCTGGAACGCAACAAGGATGCCATCGCGATATACCGGGATTTTGAAGCCGACGGCGACCTGGTGATCGTCAAAACGATCGGCGATGACGTCGAACAGGTCGGGGACGTGGTCGAACAGGTCATGGTGTCCGGCAAGCTGTGGAAAGTAGGCATCGACCAGGCGGCGATCGGCGGGATCATCGACGAACTGATCGGGCGCGGCCTGCGCGGACCGGAGGACAAGGATTGCCAGATTGTCGGCATCCCGCAGGGCTGGCGCCTGACCGCGGCGATCCGCACCTGCGAACGCAAGCTGGCCGAAGGGTCGATGGAAACCGCCTGTCAGCCGCTGACACGCTGGTGCGCGGAGAACGCGCGCGTGGAGCCGCGCGGGAACGCCATCATCATCACGAAACAGGCGTCCGGGTCCGGGAAAATCGACCCGCTGATGGCAACGTTCAACGCGGTCGAACTGATGTCCCGCAATCCGTCGTCGTCGAAAAAATATCAGATGATGTTCGTAGGAGGAACCTGACCGATGAAGGCAATGCTGCATTTGTCGATGTTCATCGTGGCCGCGGTCCTGTTCGCGGTGCGCGCCTTCGGCTATGGCAATCACGATTCGAAGCTGGACCTGCAGGCGCTGGGCCTGGCCGTGCTGTCGATTGCGCTGATGCCGTGGTAATGGACGTCAGTCAGATCCTGGGCCTGTTGGCCGCGGCCTGCGGGGCGCTGCTGCTGATCGTCTATAAAAACCAGGAGGCGCGCGTAAAGTCCACCGAAACGCGTATCGCCACCATGGAAGCCGCCTTCGCATCCGACGCCGAACGGCAGCGCGAACACATCCGCAAGGAACTGCACGACTTCCGCGTCGAAACGAAGGCCATGTTCACCGAAATGAAAACGGAAACCGCCAGCAAACGCGAGGAACAGCGCACCGAATTGCACAGCTTCCGCAGCGAACTGGGCGAACGGGTGGAAACCGTGCGCAAGGAAACGAACACGCGCCTGGACTCCACGAACGTGAAGCTGGACAGCGTCGCCAATCAAATCGGCGCGCTGGCCATCCTTCGCATCCGCGAAAATATCTGAAGGGGGATCACCATGCGTTTTTTGAAAAAGTCGGACGGCACGCCACTGCGTCAACGCGCCTGGTCGCAGTTCGAAGTTAAATCCCTGGACGAAGCCGATCGCGCGCTGGAAGGCATCGCGACCACGCCGACGGCGGATCGCATGGGCGACATCGTAGAGCCGAAAGGCGCGGTGTTCGATTTGCCGCTGCCGTTCCTGTGGCAGCACGATTCGGAACAGCCGGTCGGGCACGTGACCGTGGCCAAAACGTCGGACGACGGGATCGCCGCGCGCATTCAGATGGTCAAGATCGACGAACCGGGTCGGCTAAAGGACCGGCTGGATGAAGCCTGGCAGTCGCTGAAATACAAGCTGGTGCGCGGCCTGTCGATCGGCTTTGCGCCCATTGAGTACAGCTACATGGAGGATACCGGCGGCTATCGGTTCCTGAAATGGGCCTGGCTGGAATTGTCCGCGGTGACGATCCCGGCGAATGCCGATGCCAGCATTACGGTCATCAAAAGCTGCGATCGGGTGATCGCGCCCAAGCCGCGCCGGATCATCCGGCTGGGCATGAAGCGCACGCCGATCGAACCGAAGGCGCCGCCCGATGCGATTTCGCAATACTTCGCCGTGCGGCGGGAAATCGAGGAATGAACCGCAATGGTGCGATCCTTCCCGAACGCCGACCGCTGCCGCCACCCGAATATCCCGCCTGGGTCCAGGGGATCGGCTGGCTTATGTCGATCGGCGCGCTGGTCCTGCTGTGCGAAATTGCCTGGAACATTGCGGGGTTAATCGCTGATGGATAACAGCACGCCCGAACCGATCCTGGAACTGGCCGGCAAGTACAGCGCCGACGTGATCGACTACGTCGTGGACCTGTCCGCCTACCTGGGCGACGGCGCGTCGCTGATGGATGTCAGCGTCGAAATCGACGCCGCCGGCAATGGCGAGTCGCCGCCGGAACTGTCCGTCACCGATGCGCAGGCATACGCCGCCGAAAGCGGCGGCGTGGAACGCGCCGTCCTGTTCTACCTGGAAGGCGGCACCAGCGGTGTGCGCTATCGCGGGCTGATCCGGTTCGGTGACGATCAGACTTTAGGTTCGCCGTCGGCCACGCGCCGGCGGTCGAAGCGTTTTTACGTTGTGGTTTCCTGACCGTGCGTCCACCAGCCACGTTCGGCAACGGTGCGGCGCAGGTCCACATTCCCGCCGTCGCGGTCAATGTTTGAAGTTGAAAGGATACGAAAGTGAAACTGTCGGAACAGATCAAATTATTCGTGGCCACGCGTGCGGAGAAGGTCGCCGCATTGAACGCTGTCCAGGAAAAGGCCCTGAAGGATTCGCGCAATAAGGACGCGTCCGAACAGGAAGAATTCGACACGCTGTCGGCGGACATCGAGTCCATCGACAAGGAACTGAAGGACCTGCGTCGGCTCGAAAAGCTGCAGGTCGTCCAGGCCCGGCGCGTCGGCGGTCCCGATGACGACGAAGGTGGCGGGGAAGGCGAGACTGGCACAGAGCCGGAGCCGACCACTGTCCGCCGCCAGGCGAACGGCGATGGATCGGGTGTGCGCACCACGCACATCACGAAGAAGCTGGAACCGGGCATCATGTTCGCCCGGTACGTCAAGTGCATGGGCGCGGCGATCGGCGATATGAATCAGGCGCTGACGCTGGCGCGGCTGCACTATCCCGACACGCCGCAAATCGCGCAGGTCATCAAGGCTGGCTTAAAGGGTAGCCTGGTCGCCGATATGCAGAAGTCGGTGGCGGCTGGCACCACGACCGATGCGACCTGGGCGTCGCCGCTGGTGGCTTATAACCAGTTCGCCGGCGATTTCATCGAGTTCCTACGCCCGATGACGATCCTGGGCAAATTCGGCCAGGGCGGTATCCCGTCGCTGCGTCACATCCCGTTCAATGTTCACATCCGTGGACAGACGTCGGGTGGAACCGGCTACTGGGTCGGCCAGGGTAAGGCGAAGCCGCTGACCAAAGTGGACTTCAACGACACCTATCTGGGCTGGTACAAGGTGGCGACCATCGCCGTGCTGACGGAAGAACTGCTGCGCTTCAGCAATCCGTCCGCCGAAGCGCTGGTGCGCGACGCGGTCGCCGCGGCGCTGATCGAACGTCTGGACACGGACTTCGTCGATCCGACGCTGGCCGCTGTCGCGAACGTGTCGCCGGCGTCCATCACCCACGGCATCGTCCCGCATCATTCCGCCGGCGGTGCAGCCGCGGACGTTCGGGCCGACATCGCGACGGCGATGGGCGATTTCATCGCCGCCAACATCGCGCCGACCAGCGCGGTGTGGATCATGCAGGCGACGACCGCGCTGCAGCTTTCGCTGCTGTTCAACGCGTTCGGGCAGCCTGAGTTCCCAGGGCTGACGATGAACGGCGGAACGCTGATGGGCATTCCGGTCATCGTGTCGCAGTACGTCCCGGACGAATCGGGCGGTGCGATGATGATCCTGGTCAACGCTTCGGACATCTGGCTGGCGGATGACGGCGCGGTGACCATCGACGCAAGTCGCGAGGCATCGCTGGAAATGACGGCAACACCTAGCAGCAATTCGGGCACGCCGACCGCTGCGCAGTTGGTGTCGATGTTCCAGACGAATTCCGTCGCGCTGCGCGCCGAACGGTTCATCAACTGGCAGAAGCGTCGGTCCGCCGCCGTTTCGATCATCGACGACATCGACTACGACGGGACCCATTAAGGTTTCGCGTTAGTCAGGGACGGGACCGCGTTCGGCTAAACACCGGGCGCGGTCCCAGCTTCTAGAGTAGGGGGCAACATGCTGATAAAGATTCTGCAGAACCGCCTGACGCTGGGCCGCACCATCTACCAGCGCGGGGATATTTTCGATTGCCCGCCGAACGAAGCGCAGATGATGGCTGCGATCGGTGTCGGCGCCCTGGCGCCGGCCACGGCATCCGCGACGCGCGAACCGCCGCTGGCGCCGCGCGGCATTTCCATGCGGGGCAAAGTGGCGACCAGCCTGCCCACGCGCGCGCGCCGCATCGGGGCCGTCGCGGCGACGGGAGAATAGGCCCGTGCGCATCGGGCCGTTTAGCATCAGCTTCAGCCGCCGCAAATCCGCCGACGACATCGCGCACTGGTCCGAATCGAGCGGTGGCTGGTGGCCAATCATTCGCGAAGGCTTCGCTGGCGCCTGGCAGCAGAACATCACGCTGCGGCGCGAAACACTGCTGGCGTTCACGCCCGTGTTCGCGTGCGTGACGCGCATCGCTCAGGACATCGGCAAAATGCCGATCCGCCTGATGGAAAAGACGCCCGATAAAATCTGGAAGGAAGTTGAACGTAATTCCGCCTTCGCGCCCGTGGTCCGAAAGCCGAACGGCTACCAGTCCCAGTCACAGTTCCTGCAGCAGTGGATGATTTCAAAGCTGCTGGCCGGCAATACCTACATCCTGAAACAGCGCGATAATCGCGGCGTCGTCGTGCGCCTGTATCCCCTGGACCCGACGCGCGTGCGTCCCCTGGTCACGCCCGATGGCAGTATCTATTACAGCCTGGGCCTGGACCCGCTGTCCGAAGTGTATGACGCCACGGTGATCGTCCCGTCATCGGAAATCATCCATGACCGGATGCCGGGCCTGTTTCACCCGCTGATCGGCACATCGCCGATTTTCGCCTGTTCGCTGCCAGGCATCCAGGGACACGCCATGCAAAAGGCGTCCGCCGCCTTTTTCAAAAATATGGCGCAGCCGTCCGGCATCCTGACCGCGCCAGGTGCGATTTCCGATCCCACGGCTGCGCGGCTGAAGGAAGAATGGAACGATAAGTTCAGCGGGCACAATGTCGGGCGCGTCGCGGTCCTGGGCGACGGGCTAAAGTTCGAACCGATCACGATCACCGCCGCGGCGGCCCAGCAGGTCGAACAGTTGCGCCTGTCGGCGGAAATGGTGTGCAGCGCCTTCGGCGTGCCGGCGTTCATGGTCGGCGTCACACCGCCGCCGACCTATACGAACATCGAATCGCTAACACAGCAGTATTGGAGCCAGTGCCTGCAGACGCATATGGAAGGCGTCGAATGCGGGCTGACCGACGGCCTGGAACTTTACGAGGCCGGCACCGCGCTGGAAATGGCGGTCAAGCTGGACCTGGAAGTGCTGCTGCGCATGGATACCGCGTCGCGTTTCAACGCTTGGAAAACCGGCATCAGCGCCGGCATGATGTCGCCGAACGAAGCGCGCCTGAAGGAAAACCTGCCGCCCGTCGAAGGCGGTGACTCGCCATACCTGCAGGTGCAGAACTATTCGCTGGCCGCGCTGGCGAAACGCGACGACAGTCCCGCACCTGCCGGCGGCGGTGCGCCAGGCGGTGCGCTCACGAATCAATCGGACCCGAACGGCGACCAGGCCGCGGCGGATTTCGGAAAACACTTTGCGGACGCCATCGGTCCGCTGAAACAGGCGGTCGGACTATGAATGCGGAAGCCATTGCGAAGTCCCTAGCCGCCCAGGTCAGCGCGATCGTCACGCCGCTGGTCGATCGGCTGAAGGCGCTGGAAGCCAGGGTCCCGGAAAAGGGGGACAAAGGCGACCAGGGCGAACCTGGACAACCTGGTCAGCCAGGAACGCCAGGCGCAGACGGCAAGGATGGCAGGGACGGAAAGGACGGGCAGCCGGGCGATCCTGGCAAGTCGATGACCATCGACGACGTGCGCGACTTCCTGGACGCCGGCCTGGCGAAGTGGCTTCTGGATGTCGAACGCGCATTCCGAAAGCGGGTCGACGATTACATCGCCGGCCTGCCGATGCCGAAGGACGGCGCCGACGGCCTGGACGTGGACGCGGTCGTCCTGGACGACGATCGCCGGATGCTGATGTTCATGCGCGGCGAGGTCGTCGTGCGGGAACTGTTTATCCCATATCCGAAACACGTCGGTGTGTGGCGGGAAAGCGAACATCCCTATGCCGTCGGCCTGATGGTCACTTTCGGCGGCAACGTCTGGACCGCCAAGGAAACGACGACGTCGAAGCCTGGGACGGATGGCACCTGGATGCTGGCCGTAAAGAAAGGGCGCGACGGGAGGGACGCAAAGTGACGCCGCCGACACCGATCAACCTGGTGACCATGACGGAAGCGAAGGCGCACCTAAACGTCGATCATGATATGGACGACGGGCTGATAAACCGCGCGCGCCGGCAAGCATCATCGACGGTCATCGACTACCTGAAAACCGACATCTACGAAACGGCGTTCGACTGGGTCGACGAATTTGGCGAGCCGATCGCCGACAACATCCCGCAGGAAGTGGTGTCCGCGACGCTGCTGGTCCTGGGGGCGCTCTACGCGAATCGGGACGGTGATGCCTTCCGATCCCCGCAGATACTGTCGCAATCCGCCATGGACCTGTTATGGCGTCACCGCGATCCGGCCCTAGCATGACCTGGAAGGTCGAACGCGAATGGGAAGGCGAGGTGTGCGCCGTGCTGGCCAGCGGGCCGTCCATGACGCGCCAGGTCGCCGACACGGTGCGCGCCAGCGGCTGCCGGTCGATCGCCGTGAATAACCAGGGCGTCGCCTTCGGTGGCCATCCTGCGATGGCGCCCTGGGCGGACATCCTTTACGCGTCCGATGCGCGCTGGTGGCACAACCACGCGAAGGAAGCCATGGCGTTCAAGGGACGCAAGGTGACCATTTCTCAGACCGGCGATCGCGTGCCGAACCTGATCGACGAATCGGTCGCGGTCATGAGTCACGGCGGCGTCCAGGGTTTCGACCCGCGGCCCACGCACCTTCGAACCGGCCACAATTCAGGCTTTGCCGCGGTCCACCTGGCCATCCATTTCGGCGTGCGTCGCGTGGTCCTGTGCGGCTTCGATATGCACGGCAAGCGGGGCGAACACTGGTTCGGCGATCATGCCTGGCGCCGCGGCTACCGATCGCGCTATGACCTGTTTTTAAATACCTTCAAGGGCGCGGCGGGCGAATTCCTGGCGCGCGCGGAAGTCGTGAACTGTTCGCCTGGTTCGGCGCTGAAATGTTTTCCGTTCATGGAACTGAGGGAAGCGCTCAATGGCTTGCCAGACCTGCCTGAAGCTGCGCCGGAAACTGCCGCCGCTGCTGCGCCGGCGTTTCGAAGCGCTGGACCGCAAGCTGCCACGGGGGCGGCCTGATGCCAGTCCTACTTCGACCGTCGGGGCGGATAGCGATTCAGGCGGGACGGTTCCGTCACCGCGTGACGTTGCAAAGCCGGACGACGGGTCGCGATAGCACAGGGGGGATTGTCGACACATGGACCGATTATCTAACAGGTGTGCCAGCCGTCATCGAGCCGGCAAGCGGTCGCGAGTATTTCATTGCAAAGCAAATCGCTTCGACGATGGATACTTCGATCACGATCCGCTGGCGGCCTGGGATAGTCGAAACAATGCGTGTCTTGCACGGCGCCGATGTGTACGACATAAACAGTGTTTTGCCGGATTCGGATAGCGGTCGCGAAACGCTGTCGCTGATTTGCACGAAACGCGGTGCCGAAGGCTTCAGGTCCTAGCCGTGCCAGTTGTACTCACTGGGCTTAAAGAAGCCGTCGACAATCTGAAGCGCATCGGCGCCCTGGACGATGGCAAGGTATTGCGCGCCGGCGTCAAAGAAGCCATGACGTCGGTTCTACTGCAGGCCCAGGCGAGCGCGCCATCCGGCGTTACAAAGCATCGGCTTTACACCGGCGAACTGGCCTATCCTGGTTATGCGCGCCAGCACATCGTGCTGACGACCGGCATGACGAAGGACAAGCAACGCGCCTTTGCCGCGGTCGGCCCGACGAAGGCCGCCTACTACGTGGCGCAGTACGTGGAGTTTGGCCATTTCACGCGCGCCGGCACGGCGAGCGGGACCGGCGGACAGCGAAATCGCAGGGACAATCGCAAGCGCAAAAAAGAGGGTGACGACTGGATTCCGCCGCATCCCTGGCTGCGGCCCGCGTTCTACCAGAACCTGGAACGGATCGAAAGCGCCCTGGGCGGCAGCTTTGTTCAGTTCTTCAATACCATTAAGCCGTCGGGGTCGGCACTATGATCGAAGCGGGCCTGACCGATCGGCTGACGAATGATGCCGACCTGTACGCGTTAATCGCCGGTCGCGTCTACGGGCTGATCGCGCCGCAGAATATCGTCACGCCGTTCGTGGTATTCACTAAGATCACCGACGTAGCGGACGGGGGATACTGCGCGCAGGACCCGATGGTCGAATCGCTGTTCCAGTTCGACAGCTACGCGAAAACCTACCAGCTATCGCTGCAGGTCGCGGCGGCGGTGCGGGACGCATTGATTGATTTTCGTGGACCGATGGGTGGCGCCCACGTCGGTTCGATCAGGCAGCAGGGGGAAATTCAGCTACTGGACCCTGAGCCTGGTTTATTTCGGGTGTCGACCACGTTGTTCATTTGGCATAGCAACCTAACGGAGTAATTTGACATGACCGAACCAGCCAGTTCTTTCACTCGCATCGGGAACGAATTTACGTTCCAGATAGGTTCCGGTTCGCCGCCGACGTTCGCAGACTTCTGCGCAGTGGTCGACACCGGGAACATCGGCGAATCAAAGCCGCAGATTGACGTGACGTCGCTTTGCGACGATGCGCGCGTCTATCGCGCCGGCCTGGCCGACGGGGCGCAGATCAGCCTGAAGTGCAATTACATTTCAGGCGATCCGACCATCCTGGCGCTTTATGCCGCCTACGATAACAACACCATCGAAACGTTCCGGCTGCTGGCGGATGACACGTCGCCGGAAGAAACCTTCGAATTCCAGGCGGCGATCCTGGGATGGAGTGTTGCCACGCCCGTCGGTGCGAAATCTGAAGTCAGTTTCACGCTGAAAATCAGCGGGGCGGTGACCAAGCCGACGGCCTGATCCGATCCATCCACAACTGAAGGAAAAAGAAAATGACACGTTTTAAGCTGCAAGAAGCGACGCTGGAAGTTCGGGGCGAATCGTTCGTGGTCCGGGAGTTGACGCATTCCGAACGAACACAATGGTTAAAGGCGGCCAGGGAGGATCAGGAATCCGCGCCGGCGCTGTTGGTTTCGTTCGGATGCGTCAAGCCTGCACAGACGGTCGAATCGGTCGGCGAAATGCCTGGCGCAATGGTGGCGCCGCTGTTCAATGCGATCCTGAAAATCAGCGGCCTGACCACAGGGGAGGACGGCGAAAAAAAGTCTGACGCCAGATGAACTGTTTAGGTGCAGGGTGAGTCTGGCGGTCGGAATTTTGCCATCGGAAGTCGCGGAACTGGGGGCATCGGACTATGACCTGCTGCGACGCTACTGGTACGAAGAACCGTGGGGCGCGTATCGCGATAATTTGCACACCGCGATCGTCGCGCGTGAAATTAGGCGCACGGCCTACAAGGGCGACCATAAGCTGGCCGACTTCCTGCTGCAGCGGCCCGAACGCCGTGAGGCCGAACAAAGGTCGGGCGTGTTCAATATGTTCCGCGCACTGGCGCATAAGGTGAAGCGCAAATGACCGACATCGCACGACTGGTCGTCAAGCTACAGGCCGATATAGGCGAGTTCACCGCGCAACTGGGCAAAGCAACACAGCAGATTTCGAAGTTCGGGTCGGACGTTGAAAGCGCCATCAGTGGCGTCGCCAAGAACATCCTGGGCCTGCTAGTCCTGAAGGAAGCGCTGGACTTCGCGGAAAATATCGCGAAGTCGACCGCGGCCCTGGAACGAATGTCGCAGCAGGTCGGCATCGCTGTCGAATCACTGTCCGAACTGCAGTTCGCCGCGAAGCTGCAGGGCATCGACGACCTGACGCCACAACTGGATCGGCTGGCCAAAACCGCCGGCCAGGCGGCGGAAGGTAACGAAAAGGCCATCGAAACCTTTAATGCACTGGGCGTGTCGGCGACCGATGCGCGCGGCAAGCTAAAGCCGACCGAACAGCTACTACTTGAAATCGCGGATTCGTTTTCGAAACACGCCGACGGGATCGGAAAGTCCACCCTGGCGCAGCAGACGTTCAGTCGCAGCGGACCGGAGTTCATCGCGTTTCTGAATCAGGGCGCGAAAGGCATCAAGGAAGCGAAGGACGAAGCCGTCGACCTGGGCCTGAATGTAAGCGAAGCCACGGCGAAGGCCGCGGACGAATTCGAAAAGAACATGGTTCGCATCAGCGAATCGTTCAAGGGTGTATTTTCGCGCGCGGAAGCGGACGTCCAGCCGGAACTGAAAAGACTGACCGATTCGGTCGTCGCCTGGGCGAAACAAAAAGACAACGTCCAGGAAATGGACGACATCGTGGCGACGGGCTTCCGCCTGGTGGCGACTGCCGCCGTGCTGGCCGTGGATGCCTTCCTGATCCTAGGTAAAGCGCTGGCCGGCATCGTCGCGATTAACGAAGGCGTGTTCAAGAGTACGGTCGCCGTCGCGGAAGCGTTCGAAAATCCGAAACAGGCGTGGGAGGATTTCAAGGAAGGGCTGGTCGACGTCAAGGTCGCGGCGCAGGAAACCTTCGCCGATATGAAGTCGACCGGCGATCGGGGCGCCGATGAAATCGCGATCATATGGGGCCGGGCGGCCAAAAGCGTCACCGACGCACAGGCGGAAATCGACAAGGCGACGAAGGCTGCCGCCGACAAGGCCGCCGCCGATCGGTCGAAGCTGCCGGCGTTCCACTTGCCGAACGCGAACGACGTCAAAGGCATCGACAGTGCGATCGAAAAGCTGGGCAAACTGGACGCCACGCTGCAACAGCAGGCCGCCACCTATGGGTTAAGCCAGGGCGCGGCGCTGGCCTATGACCTGACGCTGGGCGCGCTGGCCAGTTCCGTGAAAAAGCTGAATGACCTGAGTCAAGACCGCGCCGAAAAGGAACTGAAAAAACTTCATGACCTAAACCAGATCACGGACGAACAGTTCAAAAGCTGGACCGCCGCCGTCCAGGCCGGCGAGCGCCTGGGCGATGTGATCGGCCAGCGCGACCTGGAAACGATTTATAAAATCCAGCGCCTGAAGGATGTCGACGCGTTTTCGAAGCTGGATCAGCAACTGCTGGTCCTGACCGGCCATTTCGAGGAAGCCGCACAAGCCGCGACCGACCTGGCGCAGCGGTCGATCGCCATCGACCAGCAGGAAGCGATCGACCGGGCGGACAAGAGCCTGACCAGCCGCAAGGCTATTACCGAACAGCTTAACGCCGCCCAGTCGCAGTCCGTCACGATCCTGGAACAGTTAAAGGTCGCGACGCAGAATCTGGAAGCCGCCGCCGCCGCCGAAGGCGGACGGACCCTGGCGATCGCCGGCCAGGAAGCCGCCGCGCGGGCGCGCGCGAAGGCGGACCTGGAAGCGCTCTACCGCACCATCCAGGCGCTGGCGCAGGCCACCAGCGATCCGAAGCTGGTGGCCGAAGCGCAGGCGCTGCAAAAAGCGATCGCCGACATCAGCCTGAATCCGAACGTGATCCCCGACCTGCAGGCCGGCGCACGCGCCATGGCAGCACTGGCATCGGCCACGCAAGCCGAAAAGCGGGTGAACGAAGAACTGACCGAAACGTTCGCGAAACTGAACGCCGAACGCAACCTGGGTCAAATCAGCGACCTGGAACTGATGCACCAGCAGGACATCGCGACCGCGAAAGCGCTGGCCGACCTGAAGGCGCATCAGGCCGAACTGGCAGCCATCAATAAAGATTTTGCCGGCTCGAACAAAGACGTCGCCGAAGAACTGGCGCGCGTGAATTCCGAAGTCGTGGCGCTGGAAGGTCAGATTGGCCAACTGGCGCGCACCATCCGCGAGGATTTCGAAAACGCCGCCACCGACGCGTTCACTTCCTTCGCAACGGGCGCGCAGTCCGCCAGCCAGGCGGCGCACGCGTTCATAAGCGACATTCAAAGGCAACTGATCGAACTGGGATCGCGGGCGCTGTTCCAGGACTTTTTCGGCGACGTATTCGGCCCGGAATCGCCGATCGGGAAAATCCTATCGGGCGGCGGCAAGGGCGCCGGCCAGGGCGCCAGTATGCAAATCGCCATCGAAACGGGCGGCGCCACCGCGGCGACGGAAATGTCCGCCGGCATTGTGGGCGGCGCGTCGATCGCCGCCGGTATGCTGGCCGCGGCGGTCGCCGGCGCGGGCGCCATCCAGGGCGGCGTGGGCATAGAAAGCCTGGTGACGGCAGCCGGCGGCAGCGATGCGTTCGGCACGGGACTGTGGAACCTGGCCGGCATTACGGGCCTGGCCGGCGGCGGCGACTTCGATGCGGGCACGCCTTACATCGTCGGGGAGAACGGACCGGAACTGATGATCCCGGCCACCGACGGGCGCATCGTGCCGGCGAACGCTTGG